AGAGATTGGCGTTGGAGGAATTATGCACTGGAACGAACTGAATAAGAAATTAGCAGATTTATCTGAGAAGCAAGTTTACGACCTGCTTCAGGATGAACGCGCGAATGGGCGGCGCGCTTTTATTATGACCCGCTTGCATCAACGCTACAACATTCTGCGAGTGTTGCGCGAAAGAGAGGAACTGTTGAAAGATGCATACACCTACCGATCTCCTAAGACAGGCCGCTGATATCATCGCCGAGCGCGGCGAGACATATGGCGGAATCGAAAATAATTTCCAGCTCATAGCGGATTTGGCATCGTTGCGGTTGGGGCGCGACATCCATCCGTTTGAAGTGGCGATTATTATGGTCTGCGTTAAGAATGCGCGGGCGTTTAATGACCCTACGCATCTTGATAGCCGCGTAGACGCCATGAACTATGAAGCGTTTGCAGCGCAGTTTGCTGCGGATTACATAGCGCAGAAAGCGGATAAAGGCGCGAACATAGGCTATAAGAAGCGGACTGAGCTAAGACCAGCTAAGACCGAGCCGCTAAAGCCGACACGCCGCGCGGAGCTTGCCGTAATCGATGATAAACTGAGCCGTTTCGGTTCCACGGAGCCGCCGCAGTTCAGCGGCAACGGCGCGCTGTTGAGCGACTGAGTACTGAGCCAGGGGAGGGCATGACCCTTCCCTGACTGTCTGGCAACTAGAAAGTGCCGTTGTCGAGATCAGTAGCAGTATCGTCCACGGTTTTAGGGGCCATAACGACATTGGTTTGTTGTGCTTTCAGTTTAGCTTGCAGGTCTGCACGGCGTAAGACTTCCTCGCGCCGCCCACGATCATAAGCGTCGGCCATCAACATCTTAGCGCTCGCGTAAAGAACGACTAAGAATAAACCGACTAAGATAGCAGTCGTCATGCGCCGCCAGTTACATTAAAATCTTTAGCGCCGATAAGGCCGATGGCGACGAGCGCGCCTTGGAGTGATGTCCAATCAAGCGTCTTGGTCTGCCAAGCGTTGAAGAGGACACCGACCAGAGTGATGATACCAGGGATCGTTGTGCGCCAATTCTTAATCATTCCATTGTCCTCCTGAAATAAATGCCGAGCATGAATAGCAGCTTGGCTCCGTAAGCAACCGATGCGGCGGCAGCGACAGCGTAAACAATATACGCCAATCGCGGATCCATTAGTTACAGTTCTCCGGCTGCGTCACCGTGCAGTGAAAGATATACTTAGCCGGCGCGCAGCCTGAGAGTAAAAGGCAGAGTAAGATTATCCGCATAGCGCTATGATCTGATTCTTAACGTCAGCGATACGCGCAGACCATCCTTTGCCGAATGTTGACCAGATCGACAAAGACTGCATGAACGCCAGCCGCTTATTTGTGACTGTCATCGCAACGTAAGTTTTAGTGGCTTGGATCGTTGCAGGCCCGATCACGCCGTCTTGCGTAACGCCGACAACGGCTTGCAACGTCTTAGCTGCGCGGCTTACGCCGGAGTTTACAGCATAATCGAACACAGCAAAATCAACGCCAGAGGGCAAAAGATCTCCAGAAATACGATCCCAGTATAGGTTCTTGTAAATCGCCGCAACTTCCGAATCAGCAATAGCGCGCACGCTTTGGGCGGAGAGATTCTGCGACTTGCGCCAATTATCATAGACCGCTTGCGTAACGCCCTTATTCGTCGGGCCACCTGGGTCTTTTGGATGGTCAACGTAGCCGCCCTCGTATTTCAGGACTTGCTTCAGCGCCTGAGCGTAGTTCTCTTTCATCTGTCTGCTTTCTGGCTCACAATATCTCGAATCGTATCGAGTTTTGCGAACACTTGATTGAGCACGGTATTAAATTCTTCGCGTGTGATGTAACGACCAGCGACAAGCACCTCGATCTCGCCGACTTTCTCGGCCAGTTCTTTATCCGCTGCTTGCAAATCTTTGACAGCGCCCCAGACGGTATTCAATACCCATCCGCCCAGGACGCCGATCACGCCAACGGCCACGTCAAAAAACACTTGATATTCAGCCATTGGTGTCATCTCGCCATCGCATTTTGGTTGTCTCTGCGGCGCATCACGTTCTGAACGGTTACAGCTCCAGAGATCGCGGGGCCAAGTTTCTGCACAGTTTCTTTCACACCTGCGCCCATACCTTTTATCTTTTCAGCGGTCTTTTTAGTTTTCTCCGCATACGCAACAGCGGCTTCAAGAACCTTTGCGGTCTGTTCGGGATCCAACATCTCAGTCGCGATCTCAAGCGCATACTTACGGTCAAGCGCGCCCTGCGATTTATCCATTATTTTATTAACGGTAGATGTAATACGGTTCATCCAGTTAGGCGCGCGCGGTAGGACGCCTTTTGTTATTTCCGTTGCGTCAGGCGCAGCTTCTCTAGCAACGCGCGCCATACGATCCGCTTGCGCCTCTCGCGCTAAATCGGCTTGGATATTCTCGATAGCTTTTACCTGCGACGGCGTTAAGACCTGAGACAGTTTTTCAAACCGAGGCCCACCACCTTCAAGCGCTTGTTTAATCGTGCGCGGTGCAGCCTCAACAGCCGTCGCAAACACGCCAGCGCGTTGCGGCGCTTCCTCGCTTAACGGTGCCAGCAATTTGCTTTCAAGATACTGGCCGATCTCCATTTGATTGATCGGGCCGCTACGCTTTGCAAATTGTCCACGCGCTTGTTCATACAGCGGTGACTTTTGTTTGATCCAACTAATTAATTGCTTGCGCGTATTACCGATAGCAGCGGCTTCAGACGCGCCGATGCCAAAGCGCTCTGGGTTGCGGATAAGATCGTCCATAGACATCTTAAGCGCATGCAAGCTGCTAACTGGATATTTAGCGGTAGTCGCCGGAATTGTGCGCTTAATTGGCTGACCAAACTCGTCAACAATAGCTGACTCAACAGTCGTAGCAGGCTTAGTCTCTCCAAGCTGGAACGTATGCCCGCGCTCTGCGGCCAACTCTTCGGCGCGAGCGAGCGCCTTATCCATTGAAGGACGTGTTAATAGTTCTGCAAGTTTCTTATCCTCTGGCACAAGCATCTTATCCGCTTTACCATAAAGATACGCGGCTTCTTGAGAGCGACCGGCTTTAGCCGCTTCTAACGTGCGCTCAGATCCAGCGACAGTTCGCAACGCCTTCAAACGCGCCGCGCCTTGCTCTTGCGCGCGCTGCATATATTCAGACGGCATTGTCTCAGCGGCTGTAGCGCCGAGCGCCTGGAACTTAGCCGCGCCGACAGGTGCAGCGGCTTGAGCCGCCGTGGGCATAGCGCCAGGAACAATCTGCGCTTGCGGACTACGCAGCGCAGCGATAATCTCCGGCGTCCTACCTTCTGTCGCCGCTGTGTAAGCCGCGTATTTAGGAGCCATCATGTTACGCGCGAACTCATAGCTAGGTGCGGCAGCATTAAATGGCGCTTGCACCATACCGGCCAATACATTTGATGGTGCAGCGCGCTCCGCTAATTTCATAGCGCCCTGCGCTAATGGGCCTTTCCCTGCTAAACGCGCGCCGGCTCCGACGCCGCCAGCAATAGCTGATATGTCTGACAAGACGCCAACAGGATCTTGTCTAAAAGTTTCCAGCGCTTGCGTAGGTGATCCGTATCGTTCGGCAGCATATCCACCAATGGCTTTGGCTGTCTGGACAGGACTCATCGCGGCCTGTCCTAATGCTTCCGCTGTTTGAAGCGGATGCGTCGCTGTCTCATAAACGCCTTGCGCGAGATTGAGCGTGCTCGCGGGGATATTTCCAATCGTCTCGCCAAGATAGCCTGCTATCTTTTGCGGTGTCGTAACGATCTCTTGAGGCTCTGACGGCGCTAACCCAAAATGCGACGCAATCTCTATATCCGAATAACCAGCTTCTTTAGCTTTCTCCGCTTCAGGCGTAGACATAAGAAACCGTTTAATCTCTTCATCAGAGTATCCGGCATCGCGCGCTGTCTGGATCTTAGCGGAGAAATTAGCCATTATTTAAAAATCTCGTTAAGAGATGGGCGATTATCGGATGGCGCAGATGTCATGCCGCCAGCATATTTTGCCATGCGTCGTTTAGCTTCTTGCCACGCAGCCAATCGTGTTTCGACAGGAATCGACGGGTTGTCGAGATTACCTTGCAAGGATTTAAAGAACTCACGATCTTCGTTAGATACGCCAGCGCCTAACTTGCCGTTCATTCTTTCCAAGACAATATCGTTAACAAGCGTCCCGATCTGAGCAATAGCTTTAGCGCCAGACGTTGAGCGGCCAAAGAATCCGCTAACGCCAGACGCCGCCGCTTCAAGACCGCCGCTTGTGGATTGTTTAATCAATTTAGATAGCCGATCATCCCCCGTCTTAGGATTGTATTCGATATCTTTGAATACTTGATTAGCAAACCGACGGTTAGTAAATTCAGGCGTTCCAGGCACGGGTTCAGGCACATTAGCCGGAGCGCCAGGAGGCGCGCCCATATCAACGCGGGGCGTTAACTTGCCTTCTGGCGTAGCTTGAACACGCGGCGCAGGGATACCGCCGCTGGTAAGCGGTAAAGATTCAGCGGTGCCAGCCGTCGGACTTGTGCGGATAACAGTGCCAGATTCAGGAGGCCCAGGCATAAAGCCATACTTTTCAGGCACAGCGCCTGCGCTGCCAGGGACAACCGTAGCGCCTTTTCCAGGCTTAAACTTAGGAATAGCGATTGTTTCTTTAAGACCTGTATCTGGGTTGATTCTTTCCTTAAGCTCAAATTCATCGCGACGTTTAATCTGATCTTGGAACGTCGCCATCTGAGTTGTGAAGTTTGTCAGCGCCTCTTCGTCGTAGTCAGGGCGCAATACATTTTTCAAAGGATCGGGTAATTTATCATAGAAAGGCTTATAGCCTTTGCCGCCAGCCCTGACGATCTTAGCCGCTGTATTCTCAGCGGTTTTAAACATCTCTGCATCGCGTTCTAACTGCGTCTTGGCGGCTTTAGTTTCTGCTTCGCCAGCAAGCCGTTCTTCCTTAAGAGCCTCTTGCGTTAATTTACGCTCTTCAAAAGGAAGTTTAGCTTGTGCTATGCCGAGCATACCTTGATGATACATTGCCGTCGCGCGCTGCGCGTCTGCCGCTGCCCGCTGTGCTTCAGCTTGGCGTTGCGCGCCCATGACGCTGATAGATTCAGGTAAGTATCCCGCTCTTGCAAGCGCGTTAATAGTTTCAGGCGAGTTGATATCTGCGCCGCTCAATAAATTAATCAGTTGATTTTGACGATTTAACTCGCGCTGTTGAAGCTCTTGCTGTTGAGCGCGAGCGCCCATCATCTGGTATTGCGCCAGCATGTTCGTGAAGTCGGGGGCTGTGTTAGCTAGGGCGTTACGCGAAGCTATTGTGTAATCAACTGGCATTTAAATCACCCTACTCTTGGAGCGCCAAAAGTCGGCACGCCCATAAATCCAGGGCTGTATCCTGGCGCATAAGTCGGCCCACCACTTAAATAGCCTACTTGTTGCGGCGCATATATAGATGACCTATTCTGAGGCGCAAAACGATCTGCCATGCCATACGCCATCATGGCGTTGACTGGCGTATTAAGAGCGCTCTGTAGCGCCGATGCGCCGCCGACATAGCCTGAAGCGCGAGCTTGGCCTACGTTTTCTATCGCAGCCGCATAAGGATTGGTCGCTGCTAAAGCTGTCATCTGAGGGCTTGCAAGCCCTGTATATGCGCCCGATATTGCGCCACCAGCGTTAGAGGCTAAATTACCAAGATTAGCGCCCGCTGTAGTCGCAGCCTGACCTAAGTTAGCGCCTGTGTTGAACGCGCCCTGACCGATGTTACCGCCGGTAGTCAGAGCGGCTTGGCCCAAATTAGAGCCTGTTGTGAATCTATTGCCCGACAGTTGGCCCCCTGTTGTGCCTGCTAACTGCGACACTGTTCCTGCGGCGGAAGCGCCTCTGCCAGCAATATTCTCAAGCCCTTGCGTAGCTGCAAGACGATTAGCCATAAAACGATTATAAGCGTTCTGGTATTCTTGACTGCCCGCTTCCTGGCCATAGCGTATGCCAGCCTTCATGGCCGCGCCCGAACCACGCAATCCTGACGCACCTTGAAGCGCCGATAATGCGCGCAAGCCTTCTTGTGTGCGAAAGGCGTAGCCTGGATCCATCTTAAGTTCTTCAAGCGTCGGTTCTCGCGTATATTCGCCGCCAGGAGCAAATAACGCCGCAAGTTGATTAGTCGCTCCGGCACCCGTAGTAGTATAGGGCTCTTGAGCTGCTACACCGCGTCCGTAAAACTCTCGGCCTATATCTTCGCCGAGTTGAGCCTGACCTAAAATATCGCCGCGCCCGCGATTATAATAATCTGTAAGCGCGCTTTCACCGCGTCCGTAATAGTCCTGTATGTCCTGACGGCCTTTGCCGTAAAACTCTCTTACGTCGCCAGCGCCTTTATTATAAAACTCACGAGACGCCGCCGCGCCTTTTTCAGCCGCTTGCCGAGCTTGCTCAAGCGCTTGCTGTTGAGCGATGTAGCCCAACATGCCGCTCTGTTGAGCTGCTTGTGCCTGAGTGCCAGCCGCGCGTTGTGAGGCTGCGTAGCCCGCTCCGCTACTGAGGGCGCTGGCGGCTGTGCTTCCTAAAAGGGCTAGTGTAAAAGGATCCATTTAATTCCTGCCAATCAAGTGCGGTTCTGGCCGCGATGATATACTAACTACTTCATTACGGAAAGACTCAGTTGCCGCAGCGCCCTGACGGACTTCTTTGGCGACCTCTATCTGGAGCATAGGTAGCGCAGCGACGGCGCAGACCCACTCGTCTACTTCCTTGCCCGTGTTGGGGTTTGTGCCCCGTAACAGTGTGAACCACGCGCATTTTAGTTGCACGCAGTCTTTCTTGATTAAAGGGCAAAAAGTTCCGTTCTTCAGCTCCATGTTTAGTCTTTCGTTGCGATGATTACGTCTACATACTGAACGGCAAGATTGATACTTGGCGCGCTGAAGCCGTGGGCATGGCCTCCGCCGCCGCCTGTATTACCAATAGATGTCGAAGTAGAAACACTGATGCCTGTTCCAGATCCACCTGTAGTTAATCCGGCTGCGTTAGGAACCGAAAAATTGCCGCCAGTACCTGCGTTATACGAATTTGACCCGGATACACCAGTATAGCTATGCGCGTGGCCTGGATCGCTTACAGAGCTGGAGCTGGAGGCGCTATGGTTATGCGAAGGTATATCTGATGTCGTCAGCGTATAGCTGGCGACGGTGCCTGTGACGGCCTGTGAAGCAAAAGCTGTTGTGAACGCAACAGAACCGCCTGACGACGCTGCGCCTGACACAACACGAAGCGCCTTATTGTCGTGCGTCGTTGATTTCGTCCAGCCTGTCGGCGCTGCCGTCTGCACGAACAGCATGACAGTGCCCGCAGGAATGTTAGCCCATGCGCCATAGAATGTCGGCGCAGTAACAGACCCTGTGAAGGCCGCGTCTCCCGCATCGTCTACCGTAACGCGGGTATTGCTGTTTGTCTTAATAACAAAATCGCGCGCGCCTTCAGCGCTGAAAATAGATTCGGTAGCCGTTGCCGATATGACCGTAAGCGGCACGCCACTATCGGCGAGTTCTATCTTACCGTTATTATCAACAGTAAGCGCTTCGCCTGGCGAAATTGTTCCTATGCCGACAAGACCTGAAGACGTAATAATAAAGGGCGTTGAGTCAGGATCGACGCTATCTTGAACGCGCAGCGCAGGGCCTGTGCCCGTTTGCGTAATCTTAAGCGCCGCGCCGGACGAGTCCGTCGAGATCGTGACGTTACCAGACAGAACCGGCGACAACGCCGTTGTTGGTGCAGCGATGTAGTCAACTGTCCAGATCTCAACGTCGTCAGCATCTGTCAGCTTGAACTTATACGTCGCTTCGCCGAGCCATATGTTAGCTTCGCCGCGCGCATCTAAGATAACAGGATTTGTGTTCGATGTCGCGCCTGTGTAGTCCGTATAGGTCGCCTGCGCGAGCGTCGTGCCCGCAATGTAAGTGTAGACCTTACCGCCTGCCAAAGGGACGCCAGCGGCGTCAATAAACTGAGTTTTGGCGGTTGGAGTTACGACGGCCATTTAAACACCTACACAACTGGTTACGGTCAAAATGACCGAAGGAATAGCGGGGACTGGACTAGACGCAGCAACATACGGAATTGAGATGTTAATATTGCTCGTTGAATATATTAACTCAAAATAATCCCCTGCTTGGAGATTTAACACAAAATTCCATGCGGCGACAATCGCGTCGTTAGATCCGCCCGTTAAAGTCACTTCTGTCGCCGAATCATCTACATTGACGCCATTTATTCGAGGCCAGATATAAACGCGCTTAGTGCCACCTGCGGTATTATGGAGTTGCGCTGAAAACTGAAAATTATATGTTGAGGTGTTATCTACATAAATGCGCGATGTATTTACAGTGTCAACATAAACGCCATACACCAGCTCAGACCCGTTCGCGCGAGTATAAGTGTTATTATACGTCAGGGCGTAAGCCGTATTAATCGCAGCGGGCGAGAACGTCGTTGTGCTATAAAATGACCCGTATCGCCGTCCTGCTTCAACGGCCACATACATATTATAAAACCAGCGATACCATTCACGCGAGACGTAATTCGTCACATGATCCCAGATAGAGACACGCGCTGCCGGTATCTGGGTATTATTGGCTAAGTCAGGCATTAGTCGGATCCATTATGACTTCAGCGCCCATAATGGCTACCTTCACTGGCTCAGTTCCTGATATCTCGTAAACACGGTCGCGCAGTTTTAATGTCATGCCAAGCCGCCGCCAAATGACGCGGTAGCCGGTCTGACCGATACGGCCCATAGATTTCCAGTGTTCGTTAGACCAAGTATGACCGCCGTCGTCCGACCAGCGCAGCATGACCTGTGGATTAACGCCAGGGAAAAGAGTGGACTCGGCAATAATATAATCGCCGTCTTCAGTGATTAATTTTAACTCGTCTTCGGTCGTAATATATAGACCATCGACGTAGAGATAATCTTCGCCTGGGATACCGACACCCGACTGACAGTCTAACTGAAGACTATGCTGCGTCGTTCGCTTTAGGTTGTTCTCGCCTGTCCCCAACGCGCGCCAAGAGCGCAGCCATTTCATAATTGATCCGGCTTCTGTGTAGACCGTTGGATCGTAAGCGTAGATGCCGCCTGCAACGTAATCGCCGATGACGATCTCGTTGTTGAAGTTCATCTGACAGTTGCCGCGATGGCGTGTGAACAGATTGTTTTCCCAGCCAGCGCGCTCATGCCATACGCCAGTAGCGACATCAAAAACCCAAGTCGTATTCGCTGTCGGGAAGTTCAGGACATAGAAACTATGGCCGTCCTGTTGATAGGTGTAGGCCACCGCGTCTGCGAGCGTCGCGTATTGCTGGATCTGCCACTCAACCGCATGTGTCGAAATGCGTTCGCCGGAGTAGCCTTTCGAGCGGTAGACAATACCAAAACCGCGCGCGTCAGAGCCTAACCAGAACAGACCGTTGTCGAGCTTGGCGACTGAGTATGCGGCAAGACAACCAATTTCGTTAAACGCGCCTTGGATACGCGCAAGCGGAAAGTCAGGCGTTCCGGCGTTATACCAGACCTCGACTGAGTTTTGACCAAATAGCCAGACTTCGCGGTGATCGACGATCAGCGTAACAAGATCGTCTGGCGAACCTTCAGCGCTGGCAAAGTCAAGCGCGTCAACGGACAGACCATTATAAGATGCCGTGACCCAGAACTTTTGGCTGTTAGGTTCGTTAAAAACAAAATAGCCGTCTAAGAAGCCGCAGCCCACAGCGCCAGGAAAATCCGTATCTGTGATCTGGCTGAAGAACGGTGAGAATGTCAGCGTGACGCCGGTCGATGTCGCCGTAGCGTTAGCGGACAATTCGAAGGTCGTGCTATTCGTTATGCTAAGAACTGTAGCGCCTGACGGAATCCCTACGCCGGACACAGGCTGACCAACCCAGATCTCAGACGTATCTGTCGTCGTGACCGTCGCGTCGCCATTAGTAGTGTTACATTCTAACTGAATATCAGTATTGTTGTAGATATAGCCAGTAGCGCCTGCCGCAATGAAAAGCTGCACGCCATTATCAGTCATATTGACGTTAGACGTTCCAGCAACAGTGCCTAGTTCTTGGTATGACCAGTCTGTATCAACGCGATAGAGTTTGTTTCCCGCGACCGCATAGCCATAACCGGCGTATTGCCAAAGCCCTCTAACAGGGCCGGTAGGAAAGGTAGCTAACAGCCGAAGACCTGGCGCACGCTGGAGCCAAGCGGCTTCTTTGCCGCCTTCTGGTATGACCTCTGCGAAAAGATTTACACATCTACTATCGGCAGCATTAGGGCTACGGGTGACATAACTAGACCCAAGAATGGGGGTTTTCATTGACCAGCTCCTATGGTAAAAGCTAGTTCATGATTACGGCTGACCATATACGATCTATTCTTGACTATGACCCCGCAACGGGCGTCTTTATCTGGAAAGCGCATAAACATAGACACGATCTTATAGGAAAGAAAGCTGGCAGTCCTACAAACACGGGATATTGGGCTATTGCCATAAACAATGAAAAACGCTTGGCGCATAGACTTGCGTGGCTTTATATTACGGGAAAATGGCCCTTCGGTCATATAGATCATATAGACGGAGATAAACAAAACAACAGTTTTGATAACTTGCGTGAAGTTACGCGGTTTGGGAATTTGCAAAATATGCGGTTGCCAACCAAAGCAAATAAAGTTGGTTTTCTTGGCGTATCCGCGCATCAGGGCAAATGGCGCGTGCAAATAATGACAAACGGACAGCGAATCCGCGAAAGCGGATTTAATACCCCTGAAGAGGCTCATAAAAGATACTTGACTTTGAAACGTCTTTACCATACAACATGCACCATCTAAGTCATTGATTTATCAATAGTTTCCAGCATACACATTGTAGCGCTGGCGATTTCCAACAATGCTATATGGCAGAGCCATGATGTCGTCAGGATTATTAATGCGTTTCAGATTCCGCTTGCTATACATAGCGATGCGCTGCACCTGCGGAGATGGTTCAACGCCAAACTCAGGAGCTAATTCGCAAGCCAGATTATATCGAAACGCCCGTAGATAACCTGGCGGAAAGGCAAGCACCGTCGCCAGATCCGCTGGCGCGGTAAGTTCTTCGACCGAGATAAAATGCCATTCCAAAAGCCGCAACGGCACTGGATATATATACATCTCAATGTCGGGGTAGGTCATATTGGTAAATATGACCTGTGGATAGGTAGACGTTACCGTCTTGACCGCAATGCCGTTGTATTGCTGTTGGTTGATGAACTTGATTCCGTAAGACACATTTGTCTGCGGATCGCGGAAGTAAGTAGAGTCGTCCAGCAATACAGGACGCAAACCAACAAAATCGCCGGTCGGCCCTAGCGTGCGTGTGCGCTCGCCTGACGGCCAGCTAAAGATTTGATCTTGTGTAGAAAAGACAGATAGGCGTTCAGTGTTCCAACTGTCGATCATCTGGTTCAGCGCGAACAGTGCGTCTTGCGCTGTCTCCGACGAAGGCGTTTCGCCTTCTGCTAGAACCCCCAGAAGTCTCAACGCGCCCGTTATCTGGTCGTAGGTTGTGTAAGTCGTCATCTGGGTCGAACCTTGTCCAGCCGTTCTCTTCGTCAGCCTCGGCTTCTAGGTCGAGACACGCCACTTTAACCCCATGTTGAGGGTGTTTCAAATAAATAACAGCCATTTGTTACTTTCTAAGAAGTCAGCGGCCCGAAGGCCGCTGGATTTATTAGGCAACTACAGCAAACTGCCATTTAGTGCCATCTGACACGAACAATTTGCCGGTGCCTGTTGCGTTCGTTGTCGTAGCAATCGAACCGGCAGGAGCCGTTGTCGTGGTCGAGTTGGCCGTAATGGCTGATGTCAGAAAGTAAAGACCTGCCGTCGCGTTAGCGACAACAGCTCCCGTAGTGGCCGTCGACGTGAACGTGCCAGAGACAGTAGCGGTAGTGAGCGTGCTTCCGCTGATCGTCGCGCCCGTAATGGTTGTGCCACTTACGAGTTCGGGATCAGAAAAAGCAACGCCAACAGGTTTGGTGTTAGGCATTGCCTTTTCTCCTAATGTTACTTCAGATACGCCGAGTAGGTAGCGGTGCCTGTCTTGACGAAGCGATAGGTCGAGCCGCCAAAACGAGCAACAGTAACCGAACCAACAATCGTAACGCCCGTGCCACCCGTAACCGTAACAGTCGACGAAGCGCCGCTGTTATTGTTGTTGGTGATCGTCAGCTCAAAGGTTGAGCCAACTTTGGCGCTTGGGAAACCAGCGTCAAGCAACGCGCCAGTTGGCGTCGTAACTGTGAGGCCAGCGTCGCTGCCTTTGTTGCAGGAAATGATGCCGCCAGCGACCTGCGCTGCCGTCAAAGTAGCATCGCCCGTCAAAGACGTGACGGTAGCTACCTGCATATTTCCTTCAACAAGATTACCTGCACCAAGTTGATAGCCGCCAGTTCCCTGCGGAAGAGCTGGCGTAGGGCCAAACGACTCCAATGGATAGGACGCGCCCTGTGTAGTTATAGCCATGATAAGATCTCCTAAAAGATGGAAAGGATGGCTCCGTAGAGCCATCGCTTATTAGCCCCAAAGGCGAACGGCCATCTGCGGACGAATCACGCTGTAGCCATAGAGCACGTCAATACGGCAAGGCAGACGGTCGTTGTTGATGTCATACTGACGAACAACGCGTAAGCTGATGCCATTGTGAACCTGACGGCTTGCCATATCGACGCCCTGCGGAAGCAGAAGGTCGGCGGTGGCGAAGGTGATCGCGTCACGATGATAGATCAAGTTCTGTGGATACTGCGTAGAAGCAGCGCCGAGGAACGTGACGGCTTTGCCGGACTGTGGCAACGCATCAACCGTAGCGAGAGCCTGCGAAGCCGAATACATCGCAGCAACAGTGACCGAAGCCGTCGTTGACGCCGTAACGTCAGCAAGAGCCACGAACTGGAACAGCGAGCCGGTTGACTCACGGGTCTGTGGGTTGACAGCGTAGCAGTCAGCAATCGTGAAGACGTCGCCAGCTTTGATCGTCGTGGTCGAAAGACCCGTCAGAACAACAGTCGTTGACCCTTCGGTCGTGACTGAAGCGTTGACCGTGACAGTGCCGGTGCGCGAGCCAGTCGTGAACTGCTTGATTGACTGAGACATGTTCAGCTCGTCGTAGCCGAGGATGCCTTCGCCAAATACGCCGTTCTTGAACTGCTTCGAGATAGCCGACACAGGGTTGAATAGACCTTTCATGCCTTCGATCAACGCAGCGTTAGCGGCTGGGTTAACAGTGGCATAACGAGGCTGCATAACAGCGGCGTTCTCGTTGAGCTTCTGTTGAGCCTGCAACAGAACCAGCGACGTAGCAGGCGTGGTGCCTGGGGTGCCGACTGAGTTGCCGATGTATTTGAAGCTGTTCGCAACGTCAGCGTCGATAGAAGACGCAAGCTGCGAATCC